GCTCTGGCCGTTCTAACGACGTGCCAAACATCCCGGAGGGGTATGGATGGCTCGGCAACGCATCGGGGGTGGCTACACCTACCCTCTTCAACTTCTACCTTAACAGGTTCGACTCTACCGCCTCCACGATGGCCTCGACCCTCGACGCAGGTACGGCGACCATTGAGCGTATAGACACGGCACGATGGACCGGGACGGGGGTGTACGTCAGTCAGCAGAGCGACACCCCAAGCTCTGGTAACGTCATCAAGAGGAAGGTTTACTACAAGAATGAGTTTGGAAGCACCGACGCCTTCGCGACGTGGACGCTCATACACGAGTTCGCAGACAATACGTCGTATGCTGACGCCCTTGCCTACATCAACGACACTATCATCGCAGGACAAACCAACGGCACGGCTCCGGCCTCTTTAGTTATGACATGGCAAGACACGGCAGTCTTTACCGGTTTGCTTGACGACTACCCCGGAGCAGCGGCGGCGTACTCTCTGCGATTGCTTGACACCACATATACGGGTTCAGCCATCCGCGTCCGTAGGGCATCAGACAACGCAGAGCAAGACATCGGGTTCGACAACAACGAATTGGACACCTCTGCTCTTGCTACGTTCTGTTCAGGTACGGACGGTTTTGTGAAGACGTGGTACGACCAAGCGGGCTCGAACAACGCGACGCAGACGACGACGACGGCACAACCGAAGATTTACGACAGCGCTACAGGCACCGTGACGGAGAATGGGAAGCCAGCGTTGGCGTTTAGTTCAAGCTACTTTTCAATTTCAATTACGGCAAGTGCTGGAAATATTAGCGCCTTCATGGTAACTACAAACTCTGCGACAGATAGTTTTCTCTTTGACAGCCCTTCGGGTCGATTTATCTTAGACGGTCGCGGCGGATCGCGTGGCGTTTACTACGACGGTAGCTGGCGCGGGACAATGCACTCAGGTAGCGGACAGCAATTACAATCCATTCTTGCTGTATCAGCAAGCAGCGGCTCAAGTTATGTGAATAGCTCCGCAATCAACACATCGCTTACGTACAATCAGGTCGGATTGGGCGGTACAGCGCGACTCGGAACGGGCACAGGTGGCGGCGCTCCTTATTACGTTGCTGGCACAGTTCAGGCGTTCATAATCTACACCTCCGACCAGTCCTCCAACCGCACGGGCATCGAGACCAACATCAACGAATTCTACTCCATCTTTTAATGAGCTATATCATCGTTCTCCCCGAAGGGTTCTTGACAAGTGAAGTGAGAGCCAAGAGCATCACACGAGAGCTCTACAACATCACCGTCCCCGTAGCTGTCCAAGAGGAATACCAAAAGGACGCCACGGTCTTCGGTGTCATCGTACACCCCGACGGCATCCAACACGCGCTCCAAGTCGATACGGACTATATCATCCCGGTAAGCCCACAAGCCACCATCGAGAAGCTCGTCTCCCTCTTCCCGGAACTTAGCGAGCAGGAGCGATTCAACCTCGCCTCCTACGTGCTCAACAACCAAGAGTTCCCATTCGGGAATATCGTGCCCTCAACCACCACCATCAGAGACTACGACTATATGGTCGCCAACGGATGGTTCCCAGAAGAGCCCGAATGAGGTACTTGCTCATCCTTCCTCTCGTAGCCGCTGGCCTCTGCCTGTTTATCCTTGGGCCTTTCTTTGGGTTCTTCCTGCGGGTAGGTACAGATCCTCGCCCGTGGCCGTGGATTTACGACATCTTCCGTGACCTCTCAGCGATGGCTTCTATCATGGCGTCTTCCTTCTTGGATTTCTCTTTGACCAAGGCCAACGGATACCCCTTCGGTCACCAGACCATCTCGGCAGTCTTGGGAGCCAATGCACTCAAGGGCACCCTCTCACCTCTTGGAAAGAATCTAAGAGACGTGCTCGACTACATTGACCCCGACCATTGCCAAAAGGCATTCGACAAAATCAAAACACCATAACATGGACTTCTTTACACAACACTGGGCAGAAATCGCCCTCGCCGTCATCGCCCTCGCTGGCACGATCACCGGGCTCACGGAATCGACCGAAGACGACAAAATCGTCGACGTCCTCCGCCGCATTCTTAACGCCATCGTATTCGGCAAGGCGAAGTGAAGACGGACGACTTCGATAAGGTACTCAAGGACTTTGCCGAAGAGGTAAACCTTGCAGCCAAGCGCACCCTCGGCTCACGTAAGATTGGCAAGAACCGGTCCTATGGTGTCGCGTCGCGTTCCTTGCAGAAGTCGCTCGAATACAAAATAGGAGACGGCAAGGTGGAGTTCGGTTCGCCACTCCCCTACGCCGCCTTCATCCATTGGGGCGTGAACGGAACCAGACGGAACCGCAACGCCCCGTTTTCTTTTGGCAGCAAGCAACCACCACTTGAACCCATCATGGATTGGATGAAGGTGAAGGGCGTAAGACCAAGAGACAAAGATGGCAAGTTCGTCAAACGCATTGGACCGCGTGGAGGTGACCGCCTCAAGAGCGCGGCCTTCATGATCGCGCGAAGCATCAAGAGAAACGGCATACACGGCCTCAAATACTACTCCGTGGCCCTTGAGAGCATCGTGCCACAATTCACCGACAAGATGGGCGACGCCCTTGTCAAAGACCTCCTCTCCTCCCTCTCCTTCAAGACGGGGAACATCACCGTGAAACTCAAATAAAATGGCCGCAAGAATCTTTGACGACCCCGGCTTTGACGTTCGCCCCGCTGGGCAGCCGCTCATCTTCTCCATCGACGACACAGGCACCACGCCGGACAGGTTCGTGGTCATCGTGAAACGTTCCAGCGTGTACACCGGAGGTACGCCCGTTCAGGTGGCCAAGTTCTATTTGACACCCAACTCCGAGGGGGTCGCCTTCTTTGACCTCTCACCCATTGCCGAGAGCATCTTGGAATACCCTTTGAAGGCGGGCAGTACCGTTGTCCACAAGACGGCGCTTTTCGCCGATGCAATGGACGGCCTCACCATGCAGCGTTTTCAAGTGCAGGTGGCACGATACAACTCCGGCACCGAAGGCAGCGTGGACGCCACCGAGGAGGTAATTGTGACCAACGGAACCCAACAAATAGCCGACGGCCTCCATCCAAGTTTCAACGACTACCTCTGGGGCAACGACGTTGGGTTCTTGACTGAACGCCCCGTGGCGAACAACGTCATCACACACCGCGCCCGACGCGACGAGGAGATGGTGGTGAGCTTCATCGACGGCGACGACATCGGAGAGGCAAGGACTGGTAGCTTTGTGATAAGAGCAATCTTTGTCCCATATACGGGGGCGTCTTACACGGGTACTAATGGAATACTTCCTACCGGAACGGACGTAACGGAGATGCTCCTACAAATCCCCATCGGAGGCCCGAACCTTGCGGCCCTATACCCCGGCATTCCGTTCACGTTGGAACAGACGGACTACATTGACTTTTACTTGTACCGAAGCGACGCCCCAGCGGGACAAGTCGGCAACGCCTACCGCGTGGTCTTTGACGACACGAGGGGGTGCCGGAATACGGCCACGCAAGTAGCTTGGATAAACACAAAGGGCGGGTGGGAGTACCTCCGTTTCGACTCACGAGCGCCCAAACAAATCAGCGTCGAGGGCAAGACCTACCGCAAGACCATCGGCACCTACGGATCGTCCACCTTCTCGTTTGACCCTGCCGGCAGTCAGTACGACACCTTCGCCAAAACAGGGAAGGAGCAATACACCCTCCAAGAGAACTTCTTTGACGCGGGCGAGCGTGCCTTGTTGGACTCTCTTATGAAGTCGCGCCTCGTGCAAATTAGGCGCATGGACGAGGACGTATGGAAGCCCGTGACAGTCAAGACCAACTCACTCACCATCCAGCCCGCAGGGTCTCAATTCTACAACGTGTCCCTCACGGTTGAAATCGCCCAAGACATCCGATGTTAAGACTCGTCATAAACAACAAGGACGTCGAACTCTACGAGAACGCACCCGTCAATCTCAAGTTCCAATTCTCCGACGTCGAGAAAATCAACAACCCGCTGGCGAGCTACTCGCAATCCTTCCGGGTTCCGTTGACTCAAAACAACGTCGACATCTTCGGACACCTCGATCAGGTGACGGAGGTGGGAGGGTTGGACTTGCGGCAGCGTTTGTCGGCTCAACTCTTGTCCGACACCTACCCCATCCTCGACGGGTTCGTGCAAGTGAAGGCCGTCTACCTCACCAAGGAGATATACCCCGAGGTGGAGTTGGTTTTCTTTAGTAGCGCCGTGGACTTCAAAAGCGAGCTCGAAGGGAAGTTCTTGTCAGACCTGAATTTGAATTCACTCAACCACGACCTCACCCTCACCAACGTCCAGTTGTCTTGGCTTGGGACGGAAGACTACATCTACGGAATTGTCGACACTGGGCAGAACTGGACCGCCGACACTTTTGGCACTGAGGACAGCCCCTTGTCTTTGCCTCAACTGACTTTGTTCGTAAAGGCAAAGGTCCTGCTCGACAAAATCTTCAGCGAGGCCGGGTTGACATACGAAAGCACGTACCTCGAAGGCAGTGACTTTGACGACCAATTTGTCATGTACGCGAACGGGTCAACCGTGGTCGAATCAAACGACCAATTTCTCGAAAGCGCACGGACGACCCTTGCAAGTGACCAAACCATTGCGGCAAGCACAACGGCCATTGTGGACCTCGTAGACAACGGGGTCAATTGCTATGACCAAGGCGGCAACTGGGACAACCCGTCCAACAAATACACGGTCCCGGAAAATGGCCTCTACAACGTGTACGCACTTGTCGACGTAGACCACAATGGAACCTTTCAGAACAGGGATTGGACCGCGCGGGTTGTTGTAGACCCGGCGTCAGGGGGAGCCAATTACAACCTTTGGGAGCAAGACTTTTTTGATTCTATCCGTTGGGACTGGCGGACAGAATACAGCCCGGCGAATGGTGGATATAGCGGCCCGGTCGTTCTCAATGCCAACGACGTCGTGTACCTCGAAATCCAAAACAGGGAGGCCGGCGCAACCCTGACCCTTGAAGCAAACAACAACTTCTCCTCAGGACGCCGGACATCTTTCGAGGTGGCGGCGGTTTCTCCTTTGGGAGGGTACGAGGTCAACGTAGCGGCAAGCGCCCCGAAGATGCTGCAATTCGACTACCTCACGTCTTTGCAGAAACTCTACAACCTCGTCTTCATCCCCGACGAGCTCAAGCCCGGACACTTCCACATCGAGACGTTTGAGGACTACATGTCCTCCGGCGACACGAAGGACTGGAGCTCGAAGGTGGACTATGGCAAAGACGTTGTCATCAAACCGACCACGGACCTCCAAGCGGCTCAATATCGTTGGACGTACTCAAGCGGCAAGGACTTTGTGACGAAGACCGTAGAGGACTCTTTGGCTCGCGTCTACGGCCAATATGAGGTCACGGACACGGGCAACGAGTTTGCCACGGGAACAAATGAGGTGAAGACCAAGTTCGCCCCGTACCTCTTGAGTTTGGTGCCCAACTCACCG